AGCAACATATAAAAACTCATTATCTGTACCTGATGTTTCTATAAATACTCTTGTTCCACCTACAAGTCTTTCTCCATATATTACAGGTATGTTTGAATTATTTGATTGTTTATTGAGTAGTATTCCTCGTTCTTGTTGTTCAAAATCATTAGTACCAAAGTCAGGTACTTCAGGTTGTTTCATAGATCGCATAAACAACCAACCAACAGCAAATACACCTAATGCTACAAATGGATTTATACTACTTAAAAATTTGGTAGCCCTTACAACTTTTGAAATTGTACTTACTGCTTTAACAACACTTTTGACTACTCCACCCATAACCAACTATCCTTAATACTTTTTTTAACTATATTTCTTATTTTGTTTGTATCATTCAATCTTATCCAATTAGTGCTATTACCTAATCCAATAATTTTTGCTAAATTATTTTTTGACCATTTATATATTTTTCTTATGTTTTTATTAGCAAGAAAATCAATATGAATCATTAAATCTCCACAATACCAATTTAAAACTTCTCCTGTTTTTAAAAAATGTTCTTCTGTTTTTTTATCAACCATAGCCCAATTAACAAAACCATATATTTCTTTATCCTTAAATATTTTGTATTGATTTTGATTTATAGGTTGCTCTATATGATAATATAATTCTTCGTATGTATTGTTTTTGTATCTATTAAATGATTTGTAAAAATTTATAATCTCATCAAATGTTGTCATTACTTTCTACCCCACTTAATGTCTAATACTGTTTGTGAACTAAAATCCATACCAACATCTGTACTAAAAAATCTTTGCTGTGAACTATTGTTTGTTTTTCTACCTGACTTCTTTTCAAAATCTGCCCAATGAGATACTACAGTAAGCTGAACATTAGACTCTGTTTCAGACTCAGCAATATCAAATGTATCTATGTTTCCTGAGTATAGTAATATTGGGTCTGCTATAATAGAATTGTTTGAGTCTAATAATCCTCTAAAAATAGTGACAGAATCATTGACTATATTCTCATTTAAAACTGTAGATATAAATGTTTGATCTGCACCTGATAATACCAAATTTAAAGATACTTTTGTAATATCAGTTTGTTCTTCAAATTGTGGCAAAGATACTAAAAATGGAGATGATGTGTAAGTGACACTAGAGCCTGAGATTGATGAAGTTAAATCAAAGCTATTATCAGTAAGATTTACAGGTGTTGAAAATCCAATAGTAAGTAAATGAAATGGTACTATCTCATTTGTTAATAATTCGTTTTTTACTGCTGTCGTTAGTGTTCGTGCCATGTTCCTCGTAATATGTTCTAGTTATGCTTTCTGTACCTTTTATCATGGTAAAATTAAATTTACTATCAGGTTTTTTATACTCCTTTAAATCGTTTAA